GCCGAATGACACGGAAAGACAAAATGCGTGCCGCATCGCGCTTGAGCAATTCGTGTACCGAAGAACACCGGAGGCCGCCTGATGGCGAAGCTGACAACCAAGGCACGTGACGCATTGCCAACTTCCAAGTTCGCGGGGCCTGATCGTTCCTATCCTGTCGAGAACAGGAGCCACGCCGCCAACGCCAAAAGTCGAGCATCGCAACAGGAAGCCAAGGGCAACATCAGCAAGGCAACCGAGGCCCGCATCGACGCCAAAGCTGATCGCGTCCTCGGCGAACGCAACGCCAACCGAACCGCCGACCGTGCCGTCGCACGTATCTCCAAGCCCACCCCGCCACGCTAGGAAGGACAGACACCATGGCCGCCGGAATGTACACCTCAACCCTGCCCGTCGTCGGCAGCACACTCGCCCCCTCCCTCGCAGGCTTCGGTGGCGCCGCCGGATTGATGGCGATCGACACCCAGACCGCCAACGGCGGCATCCCGCAGACCGTCTCAATCTCCCTGACCGGCCTCACCGCCCTCATCGCCTCGATGACCGTTAGCGCGCAGACCTCAACCGTCCACGCCGCCACCTCCAACACACCCGGCATCCTGGTCACCACCGAATCCCTCTCGACCGCCGCCGGCGCCGATTACACCTTCACCTGGACCAACTCGCTCCTGGTCGCCGGCTCACCCGCGCCGTCCGTCTCCATGATCGGCCTCTCCAACACCGGCGGACAGATCACACTCAAATCCGTTACGAACGCAGTTGGTTCCACTGTCATCATCTGGACCAATACCGGAACAACCGCGTTCAACGGAACGATGTTGATCGCGGGTCATATTTGATTCGTGCCTGTTAAAATCAAAAGGTTTACGGACGCAGTAAAAAGCGGGCTTTCCGTTGAATATCTTTCTTTGGCTTCACTTCAACAGTCAGAACGCAACGCGCGGACCCACTCACAAGAACAGGTCAAGCAACTGCAACGATCTATTCTTGAGTTTGGTTGGACGAACCCAATCCTGATCGACGAGCAGCGCGCCATCATCGCGGGCCACGGCCGCCTCGCGGCGGCGCAGGCATTGGCGATGGCTGAAGTCCCGACCATCACGCTCACCGGCCTGTCCGCCGCGCAGAAACGCGCGCTCGCGCTCGCGGACAACAAACTCGCACTCAATGCCGGTTGGGACGAAGACCTGCTGCGGATGGAATTGGGCGACCTGAAAATGGCCGACTTCGATGTATCATTGATCGGCTTCTCTGATCTGGAACTGACGACACTACTTGCCGAACCGATCGAGCCGCAGGCGCCAGATGGCTTCGATAGTTACGACGAGGACATCGAAACCGAACATGAGTGCCCGAAGTGCGGCTATGTGTTCAGCGGCGGCAAGATGGTGGCGAAGGAATGACGCTCCGTTATGTACGCCACGGAAGTCCAGGCATCGGCGCGGTGCTAACGATGAACCTCGATCTCGAACCGGCGCCGACCGTCATGGCTGGCGGTATCGGGGGGGGGAACACTTCACAATATCGAGTCTGGAATGATGGCACCGACACCTGGCGGTCCGACATGACCAAACCACCCTACCGGGTCCCCTCGATGGCGGAGGTCCGCGCGCTCCCCTGGAACGGCCTTAAGGTCGCTTCTACATTCGCTGGCGGCGGCGGCTCGTCCACCGGCTACCGCATGGCGGGTTGCAAGGTCGTCTATGCCAATGAACTAACTGAAAGTGCGCGCGATAGTTACGCCGCGAACATGGCACCAGGGACAGTCCTGGACGGCCGCGATATACGTGCCGTGCAGGCTGAGGACATCCTGACCGCGACCGGCCTGGCTGTTGGTGAACTCGACATCTTTGATGGCTCGCCGCCTTGCGTGTCGTTCTCGACCGCAGGCAAGCGCGAAGCAGGATGGGGGCGTGTCACGACTTCGCATGACGCCACGCAGCGGCAAGATGATCTGTTCTATGAGTTCGCCCGGTTGCTGAAGGGACTACAACCTCGGGCCTTCGTGGCTGAGAATGTTTCTGGTCTGATCAAGGGAACGGCCAAGGGCTATTTCCTCGAAATCCTCCGCGCGCTGCGTGCCTGCGGCTACCGGGTAGAGGCGAAACTGCTCGATGCGCAATGGCTCGGCGTGCCGCAGATGCGGCAACGTGTAATCTTCATGGGAATCAGGAACGATCTTGACGCCGCGCCCGTGTATCCGAAGCCCCTGGCGTATCGTTACAGCGTGCGGGACGCGATGCCTTGGATCGTTAATGCCAGCACGGCGGTGCACGGCTTTACAAAGGCGACAGATCTGTCACCAACCGCGCCCGCGCCCTCGGTCCCGGCCAGTGGCGGGGCGAGTTATACAGGACATCAGGTCGAAGCCGAAACCGATATCAGCCGCTATGCGATCGGCGCAGAGTGGGACAAGCTAAAGCCAGGCGAACAGTCAGCGAAGTACTTTTCTCTGGTTAAGCCCGCGCTCAACGCGCCATGCCCTACGGCAACGGCAAGCGGCGGAGGCGGTAGTATCGCCTCGATTGTCCACCCCACCGAGCGCCGCAAGTTTACCATCGCTGAACTGAAACGCATCTGCGCGTTCCCCGACGATTACGTGCTTACAGGTTCCTACGCTGACCAGTGGGCGCGCTGCGGCAACGCTGTTCCGCCGGTTATGATGTATCACATCGCTAAGGCACTCGTACCTGTCCTGACAACCGAACGCATGGAGCGCGCTGATGCCGCTTGAGGGCTTCGATGATGCGGAACTCCCCGAAAAGCGTCCAAACGGACGGCCCCGCGCGGACATTGATCTGGATATGGTCCGCAATGCCGCCGGTATCGGCTGCACCGTCAACGAGATCGCCGCCGTCCTAGGTGTAACGCGCTCAACGCTGTACAAATACATGGCGCTCAATCCCGCTGTTCAGGACGCTATCGATGAGGGGCGCGACAAGGGTGCCGCTACGCTACGCCGTCAACAATGGCATAAGGCGCACGCTGGCTCCGATACGATGCTGATCTGGCTTGGCAAGCAAATGCTCGGCCAGCGTGATCGGTCGGAAGTGACGGGCGCGGACGGCAACCCGATCGTGACTGAAGTCGTCTACCGCTGGTCTGCGCCGGAACAGATTGCCGCGCCGGTCAACCAGATCGAGGGCAAGGCCGAGTGACCGCGAAGGTCGTCACCCTCCCGTTCACGCCGCGCGACTGGCAAATCCCGCTGATCGAGGATCGCGCCCGCTCGCTCGTGGCCGTGGTCCACCGCCGCGCCGGCAAATCCACCGCATTCGTCTGGCGTGGCTTACGCCAGGCACTGACCGAAGATCGTCGCCATATCCCGGCCGCCAGGCGCAATCTGAGGGCCGACAAGCCGCGCGTGGTGCATGTCCTTCCAGCCCAGGTCATGTGGCAGCGCACGGGTCTTTGGGACAAGGTAGCGCGGGCCGCCGACATGATCCCCGGCGCTGTCGCGATGAAGTCGGTGCTGCGCGTGGAACTGCCGAACGGCGGCGTCTACCAGTGCGGCGGGATGGACAAGCCGGACAGTTGGCGCGGCGGTTACGCGGACTCGGTGATCGAGGATGAGGCTGACGACGTGATCGCCACCGGCCTTGATATGGTGGTCGAGCCGATGCTGTCCGATTACGATGGCGCCCGCGTCAAGATCGGCACGCCCAAAGGCAACGGACGCCTCGCCGCGGCCTACGACGCCGCCGGCCACGATCCGCACGCTTCTCGTTATCTGCTGCCCTACACCGCGACCCACGCGCTTGATGAGACGCAGGTGCAGCGGTTGCGCGAGACGTTGGATGCCGAGGAGTTCGCGCAGGAACTCGAATGCTCATTCACTTCGCCGAACTCCGGCTCATACTACGGCAAGTGGCTCGATGAAGTCATCCGCGACGGTCGCGTATGTAAAGTTACATATGATCCTAAACTCCCAACATTCACCTGTTGGGATCTTGGCATGGATGACAGCACCGCCATCTGGTGGTTCCAGCGTTCCCCGGGTGGCGAATGGCGATGGCTTGAATATCACGAGGACAGCGGCCAAGGCTTCGACTACTACGCCAAATTGTTGCACTCGAAACCATACGTTTACGGCAAGCACTATTTGCCGCACGACATCGAGGTGCGCGAACTGAGCGCGGGCGGCAAGTCGCGCCGCACGATGCTGACCGGCCTCGGCGTCAAGCCGATCTTCGTGGTGCCCGCCGCCAATCCAGCCGACCGCGTGTCCGCCGTTCGCCAAATCCTGCCGCGCTCGTGGTTCGACTCAAAAGGTTGCGAGGTCGGCCTGAAGAAGTTACGCGGTTACCGGCGCCAGTGGAACGAACACATGGGCGTGTGGCGCGCGGAACCCGTTCACGATGGCGCCAGTCACGGATCTGACGCGATCGGCACTGGCGTCCAAGGTTCGATCGACCCGGAAAACGTGGCCAAGCCCATCCTCCCTCCCTTCATCCATCGCCCGATCCCGCCAACGTCCGGCGGGTGGGCATCGATCTGAAAGGCACACCATGGCAGACAGCAAACTCGTTCGTGACGCGCAGGCCGGCGGCACGATGGGCAAGACGGCACCAGCTGGTGGCGGCCGCGACACGATGCCGAAAGGCGACGGGCTGAAACAGGGATGGTCGGATCAGACCAAGAAGCCGTCGGTCCTCACGGACATGAGCGCGGCGAAAAAGCGCGTGAAGTGACGGACTTCTCTGACACGATCGCGGCCTTGCGGCTTGTGTCCATGACAACTGACAGTCCAGCCATGCGCGACCATCTCTATCGCGTGACAACCATGATTTGTCAGTTTGAAGACGCGATGCGGGAACTGGAAGCGGGCGTCAAGATCATCGAACAAGGCGCCGTCGAGAAGGATCAGGCCATCGCGCACCTGGAACAGTCCTTGCGCGAAAAGGACGACATCATCCAGGCGCAATACGCCGAACTCGTCTCGACGCGCGCCAGCCTTGATAAGGCCGTGGACATGCTGAATGAAATGCGCGCGGAACTGGACAGGAGAAAGGCGGCATGAACCCCAACGACCGTGATCAGTTCGCCCCATCATCCGGCAACTCGCCGTTCATCGAGCCGCGCGTCACGCCAGGCCCGAACACCATCCGCC